CTAATTGTTGTGAGAGGGTCTTCATTAAAAGCTTTCGAAACCTTGGCGAAAAGTCTGTCTTTGCTCGCACCACGCATCGCCCCTATTTGAAAAAATAAGTTAACACAATGATTGAGCGAGGATGAGTTTGTTGTCATTCCGTTCTCAGTCGTTGCGTCTTTTTGTTGTATGGCGTCGATTAAATTCATAGTTATGTTATTTTAAAAATGTTATATAATACTATATAAAAAATATTGTTGTGTCAAGACCCTATAGTGAGTCTTCAGTTTCAGTTTTTGTGTTAAAATATTTTTCTAGGGTTTCTAGTCTTTCATCCGCTGAAGCTAATAGTCTAAGTGCTTCATTACAGTTACCCCAATAATCTTTAGTGGAGTGGTCACCTATACCTGCTGGGTGATTAGTTAGTAGGTGAAGACTAGCTAGTGCTTTTGCTTTATCTGCTCCTGCTTCTGCTTTTAAAAAGGTGTATACTTGTTGATTCATAATTTTAATTGTTTTTTTGTTTTTCATCCCACCTTTCTTTTCTTGATGGTTTCGCGTCCTTCATTTTTTTTGTTTTGGAAGGTGTCGCAGCCTCATTTACTTTTCTACCAAAAGTAACTAAATGTGTTAACCTTTTAATTTCTTTTTTAGATTCTCCGTTAATTGGTAGTCTGCTTAACTTTTGTTGTGGTGTTAGACTGTCATAATATTCTTGTCTTGACTCAGCAGTTCTTCTTCTTTCACTTCTACTGGTTGGTCCATGTTTTCTTAATTTTGCCATAATTTAATTTTTAATTTATTATTCAAAAAGGAAGGGGCGAACAATGTTTCGTGTTCTCTATACCCCAACCTGTACTTTTTAGAGCGGGTGGGTGGAACGAACCACCATCTACCTACTGGAATGTACGCCGCTTTCATTAAGCTACACCCGCGTATTTTATTTTCTACTACAACTTTCTCTTAAAATGTACTCCCAACCACTATCTGAATTTTCTGTCAATACTTTAGTTATTCTTTCAGCTTCTGTTTTTTCTTTTATTTCCCAAATCTGTGATAAACCATCATTTAGTAAAACATGTGTTTTTTTACCTTTCGAGTCAGTCATTATTTTTATAATGTTATACCCCATTTAAGAATTATTTTCATCTTCATACCAAACCCCATACATTGGTATTGTTGTACCTTCTATAATATCTCCGTTAGTATTTCTAACTGGTATATTACACATTAACTTTTTCTCATTAATTTGAGGTGTGTTGTCTTTTGTTTTTTCAAAATACCTTGGGTTTTTTGAATTTAGTTTTCTTTTTTTCGCCATTTCTTTTTTTTTTAAGGTTGTTTTAAATATTTTTTGGTAGTTTGTCTATTAACTCTCTAGGTGAATCGTAGTCTCCAAATTTTCTTCTAAAAATTTCTCCAGTGTCTGGATTTCTTTCATATATATATCTGGTTTCATTAACTCGTAAATCGTCCTTTCTTTTTTTAACATCACTAATCATATTTCTAATCTTCTTAGCGAAATCCCAATCGTTTGGGTAATCTCTACTTAATCTACTAATTTCTTGATAACTAAACATACTTTTAATTTTTATAATTCTTATCTGGTGAACCCGATAGGATTCGAACCTATGACCTACAGCTTAGAAGGCTGTTGCTCTATCCAGCTGAGCTACGGGTCCATTTATGGTACAAATGTAAACAATAATTTTTAAACTAACAAATTATTAATTAACTAATTCGGCTGATGTTTCTACATTATTACTATACTCAATATAATCCATACAATTATACAATGTTTCTAAAATTCTGTTTGTAATTTTATATGGGTCTGCATTTGCAGATGGTCTTCTATCTTCTAAATAACCTTTCCAATCGTTGTCCACTGTTGATACTGGTATTCTTATACTAGCCCCTCTATCACTAACACCGTAGGTGAATCTATCAATTTCTTGGGTTTCGTGTTTGCCCGTTAGACGTTCTTCATTGTAAGCACCATACACATTAATGTGTTCTTCATGGTTTAAATTAAGAAAGTTACAAATAGCTTCAAAAAGTTCTTGCCCCCCAGTTTCTCTCATATTTTTATCTGAAAAATTACAGTGCATTCCGGAACCATTCCAATCACCTTTAACTGGTTTAGGGTGAAAACTAATTTCTATGTCATGAAACTCGGCTATTCTTTTTAATAAAAATCTAGAAATCCATAAATCATCAGAAACTCTTGTAGCTCCTTTACCAAATAATTGATATTCCCATTGTCCTAACATAACCTCAGCATTTATACCAGTAATGTTAAGACCAGCTAATAAACAAACATCTAAGTGTTCTTCAGCAATTTTTCTACCAGTAACAATACCACCACCAACACCACAGTAATATTTACCTTGTGGTTCAGCGTAACCTTGTTCTGGAAAACCTACAGGTTTACCATTTTTCATCATGGTATATTCTTGTTCAAACCCAAACCATACATCTTCCACATCAACCTCTGTTGGTATTAAAGCTCTACTATTAGTGACATGTGGTTTTTTGTCTGAATTTAAAACCTCACACATAACTAGATAAGCGTTTGGCCTTTGTGGGTCTTTAACAACTCTAACTGGTTTTAAAATACAGTCTGAATTATATCCTTTAGCTTGACCCGTGGAACTACCGTCAAAGGACCACATTGGTAGGTCTTCTGGTGATATAATATCTAATAGTTTTGGTTCTTTTGTTTCAATAGTGTGAATTTTGGTTTTACTTCTAAGATTAGCTTCTGGTTTATTACCATCCATCCAGATGTACTCTAATTTAATTTTAATTTTCATTTTTAATTTTTTCTTTTAGTTTATTTAAATTATACTCAAGTTGTGATAATAGGTTAAAATCAATATCCTCGTTATTTTCAGCCAGGTTTTTTATTTCTCTTTCTAATTCTTTTAATTCTTTTTTATCTTCTTTGTCTAATTCCATTATAAGTTAATATTTATCTAAGTATATGAACGCAATCTTAAACAATCAAGAAATACCATTAGAAATTATGGACACACCACAATCAAAGTCTGTAGGTATGATGGGTAGAAATAATTTAGAAGGTGGTATGTTATTCCCATTTGATTCTATAGGGGAAAGGTCTTTTTGGATGAAAAATTGTAATATATCTTTAGATATTTTATTCATAGTTAATGGTAAAATTAATAATATCTCTAAAGATTGTCAACCTTGTGTTACTCAAGAATGTAATCACTATAGTGGTATAGCAGATTCTGTTTTAGAACTACCTGGTGGTTATTGTGAAAAAAATAATGTTGTTGTTGGTGATGAGTTATCTCTTTACTAGTTAACTTTTTGTTTAAGTTTAGATAACATCGCTGCTGCAAGTTTTTTCAACATAGGTAAACCATCTCTACCTAAATAATTAATACCAGCGATATTAGTAATACATGGGTGACCACCACTGTTAGCTACAATAATATCATAAGCACTAACTTTAATATAGTCTAACATTTGTTTTTGTTTATAGGTTAAATCAGAAAATGGTTTGTTTGTGATGTCAACAATCATATCTTTAAAACTACTTTTTTTGTTAGGGTTAATCCCTTTTATCTTATCATTATATAAAGCAACCAAATCTTTAAACCTAAAACCAAAAAAATCTTTTTCAGATTTAACATCACCAAAATCTTCATCACTTTGTTTCATTAATTTTTGTAGAGTTGCTGTCACACTTCTTTCACTTATTCTTTTAATTTGTGATAGTGGTACTTCTATAGCACTGAGTTCTGATTTGTGTTCTTCTAAAACTTCAGAAGCCATCGCACCTAGATTTACATTTTCATCAAACTTTTCTTTAAATGGGTTACAACTAGTTTGTAGTAAACCCATTGGCCAAATCATAAGAAAGTATTCAACATCTGGATGCATTTCTAAAGAAGCGTACCTATCGTACGACCCAGGTTTAATAGCGGAAGGGATACCATACTGTACCAATATCTTACCTTCTTTTTTAACCTTTTTATAGTCTCTAAGTCTTTCCCTATAGTTATCAGCATTAGCTTGTAGTTCTTCAACACCAACAAACCCCATCTCTTTTGCTAGTTTTTTACCAGTCATAAACATACTAACTATACTAGCGTTTGAGTACATCGCTAACTTTTCTAAGAACCCTGGTTTATTTTTATAAGCTAGTATTAATTTGTTTAAAGCAAAACCAGCAGCTTGTTTATTCTTTTCAATATCTTTTTCTCTATCAGTATTAAAAATAAAACTAATAACCTCATCAGGTTTTATACCTTGTCTATGAAAGTCTGCTGAATCAACTGTTCTAAATAAATCTATATCACCACTTGGAAATATGTCTGTAGGTGATATTATACCTGAAATAGTTTCTACGTTGGAACGAGCACCCCTAAATTGTGTTGATGCGTCGTCTTCCACCCCTGTTTGACTATCATGGTGGTCTGTATGTATTTTAAATTCTGGTTTACCATGTGCAAAATCTACTAGAACTGGCATTACATCTTCACTAGCGTCTGGTTTTACCAAAGCAAATTCTTTGTCTCCGTATTGGATTGTCTTGTAACCTATAACATCTATACCGTATTTTTGTAGGTACTCTCTCATAGCTATAGCGGAAACCACACCATCTAAATCCAAATGAAAGTAAATTTGTGCTTTAGGATAACGTTCAGCTAATTTGTTAATATCTTGTATACCACTTTCAGTTATAAGTGATTTAGTTACAAGTGCAATCTGTTTTTCTGTTAATACTATGTTTTTCATATTCTATAAATACTTTACAACCCGTATATAAATCTTTCATATTCTTTTTCTCTTCTAGGTTTGTGTCCTGGCATACTAACTCTATATTTCTTAATACTTTCTGCAGCTTTGTATAACTTATCTTTATCTACTGTTTGTGAAGTTTTTAATAAAGCAATCACATCTGACCTTCTTATACCCCCAGCACCACCATTATAGGATAAAGATAATAAAGCGTCGAACATACCTTGGGTTATTAGGATATTTAAACCTTCACCTTCCCAGGTAGTAAAAATCTTTCTAAGTTTATTAGCGTGGTAGGTAGAGTCTCCCATTAACAATTCATTAGCTTCACTTTTACAATTCTCACCATCACCCAAAACATCACCTTTTTTAACATCTTGAGTGTGACCATAACCAATTGTTAAATTTCCCGCACCATCATCATAAGCTTTACATTCTAAACTTTCCTCCTTTCTAATGTGGTCCCAGTACCATTGTGAAGCCACCAGTTCAGATGCTCTTTTAAATTGTGACGTGTCTAACTGTTCATAAATTAATTCTTTAAGTATTTTTGTAAAACCCATACGCATAAAAAAGTCGTTTATAATAAATACAACCATAAACGACTTACACTATAAAGTATTTAGTTAATTACATACAACTAAAATATCTCTCACCCCTATCACAAAGTATAGTTACAGCATTTTTTTTATTGTTGTCTCTTAACCATTGGAATGCTGTGAATACATTTGCTGCGGCACTTATACCAATAAATAGACCGTATTTTCTAGCCAAGTGTCTAGAACAAGCTTTGGCACATTTTGTGGTAACCATTCTAACTTCAGACACTTTTTCTAAATCAACTAAAAATTTACTACCGTCACCAATTCCTTGTATCCCATGTAGTCCAGGTTTACCACCAGACATTACTGGTGACTCTGCTGGTTCTACCGCGACTGTACTTATCCTAGGCCACATCTCTTTTAAAAATTTATCAGTTCCCATAAGTGTCCCACCAGTTCCAGTACCAGCTACAAACACATCCGGTATACACTCCCTTATTTCATTATCGTCTTTGAATTGGTTGTATATTTCGGGACCTGTAGTCATATAATGTGCTTCTATATTTAATTTGTTGTGAAATTGGTTACAGTTAAACCAACCTTTATCTTTACACATCTCATCTCTTAAGGCAATTGCTCCATCAAAATCTCCTTCATCAACTTCTATTAATTCAGCACCATACACCTTAAACATATTTTTTCTTTCTTCAGACATATTAGATGGCATAATAATAACCATATTATACCCTCTTTCCGCGGCTAACATCGCAAATGATATACCACTATTCCCTGATGTAGCTTCACATAGGGTACTACCTCGTTTTATTAATTTTAGTTTCTCTGCGTTATTAATAATAAAAGTTGCCATCCTATCCTTCACCGAACCACTAGGATTCATGAATTCAGCTTTCCCCCAAACTGTATACTCACCTATAGTTATGGGTATTAAAGGTGTGTGACCTACATGGTCTGATAGTTTAGTTTTCATAACTTTCTAGTCTTCTATCTCCACACTAAACTTGTCCCCCTCTTGGACCTGGTCTACAATATCTAGTCCGTCAATAACTTTACCAAAACAAGTGTGGTTACCATCTAAATGTTGTGTACCTTGTCTGTTGTGACAAAGAAAAAATTGTGAACCACCTGTATTTCTACCAGCGTGAGCCATAGATAGGACACCCTTGTCATGATATTGATTATCACCATCTAACTCACAATCAATTTTATATCCAGGACCACCAGCCCCAGTTCCATTCGGGCAACCTCCTTGAGCTACAAACCCAGGAATTACTCTATGAAATTTTAAACCGTTATAGTAACCTTGTTTTGCTAGACCTATAAAGTTTTGTACTGTCTTTGGTGCGTCTTTTTCGTAGAACTCTACCACCATAGTTCCTTTGTCTGTATTAATTTTTCCTTTCATTTTTTATTTTTTTTAATTTCTCTATTAATGTACCAACTTGCTTTTTTTAAATCCTCCAATTTTTTACCTTTTTTATCTGCTCTTGAAATATATTTTACCGCGTTACCTAGGTTAAAACCCAACCCCCACTCTTCTATAACTTTAATAGCTTCGTAAGGGTTATCTTCACCCCCATAATGGTCTGGGTGGTCTACCATCTCTTTTTTTCTATACTCTTTTCTATTAAACTCTATAATATCTTGTTGTGTAGGATAGTTTTTATCCCACTGTGTATTTGGGTTAATCCTTGGTTCGTCTTTATAGTGTCTTAGGTTACGGTTATTCATTTGTGGTAGTCATTTTTGGTAGTGGTTCTAAATTTTTATTATCACAACTACATAATTTTTTATTCGCCACTAAAGAAGAAGCTTTTAACAGACTTTCAAATGTTCCAGCGTCAGACCACCACGATTCTAGAAAGTGACAACTCATCAACCCATCTTTTACGTAAAAATTATTAACATCTGTAATTTCCAATTCACCCCTATCAGAAGGTGTTAGATTTTTTATATAATTAAACACTTTGTTATCATAAACATATAAACCAGTTACACATAGATTTGATTTAGGGTTTTTAGGTTTCTCTTCAATTGATACCACTTCACATTTAGTTCCTTTTCTTACACTTGCAACTCCGAATCTTTCTGGGTCGTGTACTTCTTTTAAAAATATTCTAGAACCACCATCAAAATCATCCATATCAAAAGTAGTTATTTCATCATCAAATATGTTATCACCCAAACACACAGCAACATTGGAGGCTCCTACAAATTTTTCTGTTAATCCCAATGCGTGTGCTATACCACCAGCCTCATCTTGTATCTCATAAGATAATTTTAATCCCATTTCCCTACCACTACCTAACAAATTTAAAATATCACCACAATGTTCTCTCCCAGAAACAATCATAATATCTTTACAACCCATTTTTTTTAATGTTTCTAATGGGTAGTATATCATTGGTTTGTCGTAGACAGGTAATAAATGTTTGTTAGTTACCTTTGTTAAAGGAAATAACCTACTTCCAGTACCTCCCGCTAATATTACGCCTTTAAGTCTTTTTGCCATCTTCTATAATTTCTTCTGCTGTTTTAAATTTAACAGGTGTTTCTAATTCCTGTTCTAAAAGTTTACATGTTTTATAAACTTGTTCTTTTAATTCCTTAATTTCTGTAGACTGTGATTTACACACACTAATAATATCAACAGTTGTTTCAAGTTCTCCTGGTAAAACCAATGTTTGATACCCAAAATCTTTTTGTATTTTAGAAGCGAAAGCTTGTAATTCTTCTACAGGTGGAATTCTAATTAATTTAATTACTAGTATTGGTTCATACTTTTCAAGTAACAATTCATTAGCAATTTTTTTAGTATTTTCTAATTTATCCGTCATAGTTATTTTTCTCTAAACATAGAAGGATAATAACTTAATGTCAATTAATTTAATGAAAAGGGTGGGAAATCTTTTAATATTTTTTTAAAAGATGGGTGTAATTTTGTTTCTTCTTCTTTTTGGGATAGTTTTTTGCCTAGTAATTCGTCAACCACTTCGTATATTTGTTCCGTTGATAGTATGGCCTCACCATTCTCTTTATAATTTTTATTTGCTATTTTAATAATTTTTTTAAAAAAAATATCTTTATTGATAGTTAGAGTACCAAACATATCTTCATAGGCCTGTTGGTCTTTATCAAAGAAATTTTTAAGTGTGTTAATATAAATTAAAACGTCTACTTCCATATTACAAATATACAAAAATTTTTTAACGAATTATAATAAGTTCTTCATTATCGTCTTTTTCTTGTAGTCTTGGACCTATTACCACATTAGGGGAATCTTTTATGTTGATTACTTCTAGATTTTCTAGGTCAGCTAAAGAATCAGGTAATGATTTCAAATCTGGATTTTTAGCTAAAGATAAGAATTTAAGGCTCTTTAAATTACTAATACTTTCTGGTACCTCACTTACTAAACCTTCAATATGTAAAATCTGTAAGTCTCGGAATGTTGTGAATTTTTCCGGTAATGGTCTTGATGCTAATTTATCTTCATTTCTATATCCACCTCCCGATTCAAAATCAAATCTAATCATGTCTTGGGGTAGGCTATCCATAAACTCATCGAACCCATATATACCAATATATTTTGATACGTTATCATTAGGATATCTAACCTGTACTCTTTTACCGTGTTGTTGGTCTTTGTTTAAAAATCTTTTAAACATTTCCTTAAAGAACTCTTTTAACTCAGGTCTAGCATTTAAGAATGGGGAAAGACTTACAGACCTATCTTCCGTATCCATAAATTGATTTGATTCAAAGTGGAATTGGTATTTGTCTTTAGGGTCTTTTTTATTGGTGATAATATATAGTGGTCCTTGTTTAGAGTAGTGGTCATAATAATTATTACTACTTCCAGCTGTACACCATCTTGTTCCTGAACCATAATGACATGAAGCTTCTTTACTTTGGGGTATTAGTATTTCCCAGTTAGGCCCATCATAAACCATTTCAGCATCTTTTAAAACTCTTTCAGCTTTTGTTGTTGTAGCTTGTTCTAAAGAAAATCCTTTGGTTAAGTCGTATAGTTCATCAAAAGAAGTTATCTTATTAATGTCTCGTTTCTCTTGTGCTATTTGACTTTTGAATCTATGAAATTTTTGTAAGTCTTCTGTGGTTTTATATAAGTCTTCCATGAACTGTTTTTGGAGTTGTTCTAACTTAACACCCCAATCTGGACTACCATAAGCATAAACTTCATCTGCCTTTTGCTGTAACCCCATCCATTGTTTAATTAACCATTGTGAATAAGCTCCAACTTTCTTAACATTTCTAGTATCCCTATCACCTTCAAAATCACCCTTAGTAGTCGGGTCTGCTTGCATAAGGTCCGTTAATATATCTAATTCTATTTTAGGTTTTTGACCTTTCTTTTTTGCTTTGGCAAACTTATTTACCAAAACCTCATATCTAGAGTTTTCTAAAATAACTTTACCTAATATGTCTGTAAAACTTAAATTCATTATTTAGTGTTTAGTAATAAATATTAATATAATAAAATAAAACCCCGTGATGGGGTTTTATAATCAAACTAAATTATATTTCTTTATTAGTTTTTTTGAGACGTAAGATTGTCTATTATTATCTTTAAGTAAATTATATATTTTTTGTGCTGCTAATTTAATATCTTTCATCCCACCTTCAACTTTACCCTTACCCTTATAAATCATAACCTCAACACTTCCTGGTGTACTAACCATATTAGCTCCAACTTTTCTAATTGATTCCTGTATCACTTTTTGTCTAACTTCATAATTTACCATTTTACACATATGATGTCCTCTTTTTTCCATTGTTTTACCTGCTCCCATAACTATTGTTTTTTATTTTGGTTGTTAAACTCCATGAAAACGTAACCTTCTACCGAATCATTCATGATATAATTTAACTGTTGTTGTGTGAGTCTTATACTATCTTTTTCATACTTTACCCCTTTACCAAATTCTGTGCCCGCAGGTCTTGTGTTTATAGTCATATATACGTCGGATAGATTTTCAGGAGTTGTTTTAGTACAAGAAGTACTAACTACTACCAGGACACCACATAAGACTTTTAATAATGTTTTTACCATTTTTTTACTGTTTTTTTTAATTAATAATTTATTTTATATTGTAACTTGAATTTGCTATCACCCAACTAAGTGAGTCTTTTTCGTAAGAATTTTTAAGATTTGTTTTATAATAGTTTGTAACATCATTACTCTTTCCAAATAATTTTAAATCTTGAAAACTCATTTTAAATCTTTTGAATATTTTAGTTTGTTTTTTACTCAAGATAAGATTTATGTTTTTATCTAACCACATACTAAAGTCTGCTAAATCCAATTCATTGTATATTTCTGACCCATATATGTTATATTCTTTTTTCATAGTACAAAGATACAACTTTTAAATTAAACTACCAAATTAATTAAGTATTTTATTATAACCTGTTAATTTTTTTTCTATGTAGTCCCCAACTTCAAAAACATACTTTTTACATCTATTACGTGTTAGACATTTAACTTGATATACTTTGGTTTTGTCTTCGCTAAGGTAGACTTCGATAACACTGTTGGTGTAGTGTTTTGTGTGAATTAATTTTTGTTTTTCCATTTCTTTTTTTTATCTAATTTTTTTATTATCGTTTTTTCCATGGATATTATAACCCTCTCTAGTTTTAGAATTTGTTGTTCTACTTCTAGTATTGTTTCTCTCTGTTTTCTTGATGTCTTCGCTTCCAAGATTAACCAAGCAAAAGCAACTATTTCGACAATAAATAAAGATATTAGTAATATTTTTTCCATTACCTTCCCACTTCTTTCATGTACTTACTTATGGTATCTTCCCAGGATAAATCAATCACATCCCAATAGAATAACATTTCTGGTTTAATCCTACCCTGTTCGTATATGTTTTGGTATCTTCTAATTGCTTTTTTCTTCCACCAACGACAGGTATAGTCTACGTCATCTATAAATTTTTGTTTCATTTTTAAATCACTTTCTTTTATTTCTCCCCTAAGAAACTCATTTCCATTATCATACATCATTGCAAGATATACCCCTCTCTTGAATCCATGGTCATAAGTTGACCCCTTTATCCCACAATGTTTAAAAACTTTGTTAAGTATGTTCTGTTTAGGTCCTGTAGCACTTATAGCTTTTGCATGTTCTTCTGGGTGATTTTCCTTTAACCATTTATTCCATGGTAGGTATGCACTATCATCAGGTTTTAACCTAACTTTACCAGAGGTCTCCCCCATCGTTTTGAAGTGTGGCATTCCATTATACATTGAGTTGATTCCGTACAGTGCTGTCGTCCCTACAGCAATTAACTTATCACCGTATTTTTCTTCCCACGCGTCTCTAATTGTTTTACAAGTAGTTAATGCTGCTATCAATTTACCCATTAACATGTTGTACCCACCTGGTTGTGTGGAGCATATAGTTGTAGCTATAGCTGTATTGTTTAGTTTGTGTTGGTCAAACTTATTAGTTTTATCCCAACCTATGTAAGCGTCTCTAACTTTAATACTTGTAACGTCAGACCCCAAACATATCAAACCAAGGACTTTATCTGTTTTCCTATCTCTTACCCAGAATTTCATATTACGTCCAGG